ATGCTGGCTTTGTCGCCGTATTTCTGCACGATTTGACGGGCCGACATTTGAAAACGGCGAACGAGTTTGTCTATCTTTCCGAAGTAATTCTCAGCGTAGAAGATTTCGCCCAAGTGGCAGGATTTATATCGTATGCCGACACCTACAACATCATCGACGAACATAACACCGTTACCGAATGCGCCGATAGACATATAAACTTCGGATTGTTGGCCTGCAAAATTAGCCTTTGGGCTATAGCGGAGCCGCCAAAGCTGGTTGTTAACCGCTTCGAGGTATCGTTTCACATTGAGATTGGAGCCTAAAAGCTCGTCTTGAACTGTTAACTTGTGCCATTGCTGTGTGCGCGGAGTGATTAGCGAATCCATAGCGGCGGCGAACTTCGGCAAGGCGAGCATTGCGGTAGAATCAAACATCTGCTCTGTCCGCTTCTCGCCCTCTGAACGCTCTAGTGTTGTGAACAGACTGCGCTCAGGCCAAACGCGTTCGGCCACTTCTTGCCATTGCGTCTCAAAATTAACGCGGAACTCCTTCATGTTGGAGTATTCGGCGATAATATCCTGCGCTGTTGTCATTTTATTGGCCTAGTAATGTTTTACCGCCAGTTGTTCCGGTGCCTTGATTACCAGCTACCACGGTTTTACGCGCCTTGCGTCTGCGTGACATATAATCGCGCTCTTGCTGTCGTCGTGACTCGTCGTCAACCGTTGGCGTCGGAGGCGGCGCCTCTACTTTTGGCGTGTTAGAACTGAATAATCCGCCCATCTTAACCTCCTAACATGGCTTTTTTGGCCAATGGCTCATTGCCGTAGAGTGATGCTGCTTTGCGTCGACGCGATAAGTTTTGACTTGGCGATCGCGATTCCGCTGACTTGAGTGTCGGCTCTGCCGCCTCAGGCGCTAGAGGCTCGACTGGCTCGCCAACAAATAGGCGATCCATGTCCTCCTCGAAAAACTGCTTATCTCGTTTAAAGTCAAAGATGCCGTCTTTGCCTACCTGCCCACGCAGACCTGATTTAATCGCTTTTTTTGGGTCGGTGGAGTTTTTGAGGAAGTCTTTAGCTCGCCCGAGCGTTGATTTGTAACTGTAGTCAACGAAATCACTTAACCCGCTCATCACTAACTCCTGAAGTAGTCATAGCTGCTGTCAGCCTGCATTGGTCGGGAATTGTACTCGTGTCTCACCGGCTCAGCAAAGGTTAGCGCCAAAGAGTCGGCGCGGTCTGGTGATCGCCCTATTCTCTTTTTGATGTCTTCTTTCTTCTCAATCTTCATTGCGCCGTTGCTGTCGTAAGAATACCCGGCTGCGCATAAGTCGGCATGAAGCATGTCGTCGTCAGGTATGGATACCCCTGTGACGCCATCAAGCCACTCATTAAGCAAGCCGTACATCTCAGATCGCTTATTGTAATACTTCACCTTATCAAGCGGTGCGCCCCCAAAATCTACGGCTCTGACTGATTTTGAGAATCCCATCTCTACCAATCGATCATAAACGCCAGCGCCTATACCTCCAACATCAATAAAAACCTTCGTCGGCTTTTCGGTTTCAATTATGCGCTTAACGAGCCCGGCTACTTCCATCGTGCTTTTCCCGCCGTGCTGCTCTTGACTGTATGCTCTCGCCCCAATGCGCCGGATTATTGATGTCTTGTCGTCACCAAACCTAGCTGGGTCGACGCCCACAATTAACGGACCTGCCGTATCCCTGCGATCGCATTTGCGCGCCTTTGCAACCTTGTCTGTATGTATTAAGGAGTCATGCCCTGACGATTGAAATGCTTCTGCCGCATTCATCGGGTACTCGCGCTTGAACTTCCACGCGCCAGAATCGCCACCTACCGATAGTTCAACAATTTTATTACGACGCCAGCATAGTTGTTCGTCGTCCATTCCGTAGGACTGGGCTAAATCATCCTCTTCAGATGTTCTCTGCCAGTTCGGCGGGGGGTCCCTTTTGTACTCCGGCTGCCAATACCAAGGGACGAATATAGCAATATAGTCGCTAGCGCCAGACTCAGCGGAGATCCACGTTTGGTAAAATAGCGGGTCCATGCCGAAGGCTGTACTCTCTAAAATAACCTCCGTCCCCTGCTCGGTCGGGATAGCCTGCATGATGCCAGCCGCATGCTCAGCGGCGTTAGGCCAAAATGCCACTTCTGAGCCGTGGAAATACTGGATTGTATTAGACCTGCCGACAGCCTTATTCCCTGCCGTCCCCACCTTGTAGCCACTATCAAGGCCGGAAAAGTACAACTCTTTAGCGTTTGCTGCCCCCGTCAACGGCCTAACAATCTCTGGGCAGTTATCGTGATAGCGCTGGGTCATTTCAAATAGGTTGGCCGTTGCGCTATCGTCGTGAGTGAGGATAAACGCTCTAACGCCCTTGCGGTGTGAGACCTTCCAATAAAACCGGCCTCCGACATAGGTAGAGCACCCTTGTTGCCGCCCTTTGAGGATAATTGCCCGAATATACCCCCTTAAAGATAGCTGTTCTTCGAGTTTTTCATGTATGAATTTTTGGGCTTTATTGATAGTGAAAGGCGTGACCTTTCCTGATTTATCGCGGATTTTTAGGCATTTGCTAGCATAGTGAGAGAAATCATCTTTTAAGCGTTGGCGTACCGCTTTTTCCTTGTCACTCAAGCTCATTTAGCGCTTGCTCATGGGTTAGCGTGATCTGTCCTGAATGCTCTTGCTGCACTTTGTCCGCGTATTTTTTTGACCATTTAGCCAGCAACTTTAGCCTTGTTTCAACTCGCAGCTTTGATCGCTGGATGGCGTCATGGTCGATGATAACTTTACCATTATCGTCTTTCTGCTTGTCGTTTATGCCGTTGTCTGCGATAGAAAGACACTCCTCTGCAATGTGGTCGTAACCGCTTTCTCGCGCGCGTGCGATGTTTGCGGCGAAGTCTGGGTAAATATCAATCCAATCGTAAACCGTCCTGTAACCTACTCCAATATCTCGGCAGATAGCGGCTAATGGCTCGCCTACCGAGAGCCTTACGCAGATGTCTTTGCCGATTTTGTGGGTATACGATGATTTAGCGCCCATTAGTTTACGGCTTTTTCGATTGGTATTGTCATGCAATAAACACCTCCCGCCAGTCCGTTTAGGACTGAATCTCTGACGACTTCCGTTACTGAGCTGACCATTCTTCCACCTCTTTTACATGGCAATTATACCAAATACATCGACTTGCCGCTGGTCGCTATTTATTATTGCAATCTAGAAGCTAGGTTGAACTTTGCCATTTTAATCTAAACATTATATCGTTTATCTGTTCTATTCTCCATGTTAATGGCGTAACCTTACACCATAAGGAATTGATAAATGCGCGAAGGGTTGGCTAAAATGACATTGACGACAATACTGATTTTGCTGGTTATTTTTGCCGGTATTGCACTAGCCCTGCATTGTATCTCTAGCGCCGTGGATTACTTGTTATCTAAACTCGGAGTCGAAGAACATGAAACAGAATGAAATTGTCGATATATCGCCGTCGCTTGAGGCGGTTGTATGCGCGGCTTGTTTAATCGTTATCGCGTTTTTTGCTGGCGTTATACTCGCCCCGTGGGTGCCAATATGAAAAAGTGCGATAGAGTCGAGAACTACATTAGGCGCGCATTAGACTGCGGCTACGACATTGTGTCAGCCTGCCATAGTGCGGAATCCACTTTCGACGTGCGCGTGCAGCCTAAAGCCGTTTCCGGCGGTTTTGAGATAACGATTTACTACTGCCGACTGGGAAATGTTACCGAAAAAGCGTCTGTATTCGCCTGCTCAACGGATGGCTGGTATTTGCCTAGCAATGTCGTAAGGCTGCCAGTTAAGCGCGAAAGCTGGCTGTCTAAACTGTTTTATAACTTTTTGGAGCAATGCGTATGAATCCAGAATCTGAATGCGCCTACTCGGCATTGCTATTCCCCATTCTGTCAGTTATTAAACGCGACTTAGACATTGCAGGCGCGTTGCGATTCGGTAGGAAGTTTTACGTTGATGTGAGTTTAGCTGAAAAGGTGGACTTAATATCGGCACGATATATGGCTCCACGCCCTCAATACTGTTTTGACATAGAGTTGGTTTACCCACCAAATCATTCTGGGTTGTCAACCTCTAAAGTGGTTAGTTCCAATTTGGAACGAGCCACTGAATCTATATACGAATATAGCAATCCATCCGAGCTTGAAGAAGAAATGCGCCGGGAAAATGAAGATTTACCCTATTGCGATCGGGCGCGATAGTGGATAAAATTTAGTCGCTGATTACGGCCTCGGAATCGTAATAAGCAACATCAAGGCAGGAAGTAGGGCCATTTAGGACTAGGCTCGATTTGTAACTTCAGTACCTGCCGCTGATTGTTGCATCCGAGATCGAGTTTAGTTCTAAATGGCCCTTTTTGTTGCCTGCGATTTGGTTGTAATTAGCCGGAAGACCTTTTTTCTTTTGTCTTCTTTTGGACTTTCCTGCACTAACAGGGCGATTCTCTTTGCTTTCGGGTAAGGGGGGTTTGGGGGGATTTGGTGATTTTCGGTCTCGGTTCTTTTTTCCGGGCCATCCAAACAACGGAAGACAGTAAATGAGTATTGATTTAATTAAAGATTATTTGTCTTATGATGAATGCTCTGGCTTATTTAGGTTTTCACTTGATTACCATAAATTCAAGGCTGACGATGTTGTTGGGACAATAACTAAAAAAGGGTATGTTTCAATAAAAATACTTGGGCTTAGGTTTCTTTCACATCGTTTGGCATGGTTTTATGTTAACGGGAAATGGCCAAGTGGTGATATTGATCACATTGACGGAAATCCATTAAACAATTCTATAAACAATTTACGTGATGTTAGTAGGCTTTTAAATCTTCAAAATCAAAAAAAGGCTCACAAAAACAACATTTCAGGATTTTTAGGCGTTGAAAAGAACGGCGACCGGTGGAGAGCGAGGATAAGGGTGAACAAAGTACGAATTGATCTTGGTACATTTGATACCCCTGAAGAAGCCCACAAAGCTTATATGAATGCAAAGAAAACGCTACATGAAGGATTTGTTGATATATAGATCGCACGTCACTGGAGGTCTATTTAACGTCAAGATGATACTTATGGAGATTGGAGTGACAACAAACATAAAAAGTAGTACGCCGCTAAGCGAAAAAGATAGTTGGCGAACGCCATTACCGGTATTCGATTGGCTAAATGAGCGCTTCAAATTCGGAATCGATCTGGCAGCTTTCGCTGAAAATGCACTATGTGCCGAATACAT